AGAAGAGCCTCAGCAAATATCTGAAATACGCACAGGCAGCGGATGAATTGTATGAGCAGGAGGTGAAGCGACTCCACGATATGTTGGATGAAATCAAAAAGAAAAATAATGATGGAACAGAATCAAACAAAGACACTAAAACAGAAACTACAGGAGCTAAGTGAGCAACCGACACCGTTCTTCAAGTCGCTCACTCCGTTTGCCGCTGGCTACACACAAGGCTTCGACTGCGAGAAGAAGAGACTTGTTGGTGCGTTGGTGAACAATGTACAGGTAACGAAGGAATGGATAGAGAAACCTATCACGATTCCATACGAGTACAACGAGCTTTATATCCACTCGTTCTTGGATGGCGTGTTGGCTTATAGAAAGCAAGTACAGAGCATCTTGGGCGAGGAACACAACAAGCAAGTTGCAAAGGAGCACGGATATGACAAGTAAAAAATCGGGGAGGTCAGTAGCCTCCCCTTTTTTTATTTGCCCTTTCAGAAAACTCAAAACGCATTTTAAGTTTTATTTAGTGTATAAATCACAATAAATCTGAATTAAGGTAATCAATAACCTTTCTGTTGGCTTCATCGACCTTCCTTGTGTCATACTTGATGTAGGTAGATGTGACCGCATTATCCCAAAGGGAATGACCCAAGGCACGACCGATAACCTCCATAGGTATATCTATCTCGCTTGCCATTGTTGCCCAGGTATGTCTGCTCCAGTAGCTTGTTATGCCTTCCTCTATCGGATGGACGGTAACATAATAGCTGTGCCGCTCCTTCTCTCCGATGGTGCGCAGATGTCTCGTTAGGTTGTTTGCGAAAGTATTGGTAACGGTCGTATTTGCCTCTTCCAAGAAACTAAGGAGAAAGTCTTTCTTCCTGCTCTTGTGTCGGTTGATAATCTCCATAGCCTCTGGCTCTACCTTGATGTCATATAGCTTGCCAGTCTTGTTGCGCTTGTAGGTTATGCGTCCATTCTTCAATGCGCTCTTGGGCAAGAAAAGCAAATCGCTGATATTGATACCTATGAGATAGAAGCAGAGCATAAAGCAATCACGGTACATTGCCTTCTTGCCAACCAGCTTGAAGTCTCTTATGGCTCGTAGCTGCTCCAAGGTAAGGCAACGTTTCTTAGTCTGCTCTTTCTTGACCGACACACCACGGAACGGATATTTGTCCGTCAGCTCTTCTTCAATAGCCTTGCTGAATGAGAATTTCATTATTTGAAGGTCAGTCTGCAATCCATTGGCACTCCTGCCTTTCTCTTTCTTTTCGTGTTCAAGATATGCAAGAAGCCACTTCTTATCAATAGTCTCAAAGGTGCAGTCCTTGTCGTAAGCCTCAACGGTGCGTGCCACTCGCTCATAGTTGCGCTTGGTGTTGTATCTTTCCTTGGTCTCCGCAACCTTGCGTATATATTCCACAAAAGAGCGAGAGCTTGTTTTCTTCGCCCCAGTGATGATTTCTCCGATGTGTTGTTTCAATTCTTCGGGTGTATCTGTTTGATGGCTTAGAACGTAATCCTCGACCTTAGTGTAGAGCAAGGCAAGTCTCGCCGTCTTAGCCTTTGCGTTCTTGTCGGACTTGGGGAATACCATACCAGTGAACTTCTCTGTTGTCTGCAAGCCAGTGTAGATGTTGAATCTCTTGTATTTGTGGGTCACTACAAAGAACACCTTGAAATCTCTGTTGTTTACATAAATCTTCATTGTTAGATTTCCTTTCGTTACCTCACGCATCAGTCTGTTTGTATAGTCCTATTCTGTTCGCATATTGTTCGCACAAACTATATGATTTAATGCGAAATACGGGGCTTTTCGGGCGATTTCTTAGACTTTTAGCGTAACGTGAATTAAATTATTAAACTTGAAAATCAGCGAGTTATGTGGTGTTATCGTGATGTCCGTTACTGAAATCATATATAACTCTATTAACTTACTGATTTATAAATATTTATATTGTATTGATGGTTTTCTTGTTCGCACATTGTTCGCAATCCTACTTGTTGTTTGCAAGCATATCGAGTAGCTGCTTAATCTGTGCGTCCTTGTTGATAAGCTGCATTCGTAGGTCTGCAATCTGCTCTCGGAGTAGCTTAACCTCGCTGTCGGAAGTATCGTTCACAATCTGTTTGTTATGGTGTGCGCTATCTGTGTTCACCATATTAATATTAGGAGTCCTGTCTTTGCCGAACACCCAGTCAGACGGATTTACAGATGCCTTGTCGTCGAACATTTCTCCATCGGAATTTACAAGCCATTCCTTTCTTAGCCCAAGATTATAGCATATCTTCTGTATGTCTTCTTTAGTGAAAGAATACTTAGTGTTCTTTTCACTCATTTTCTTGTTGAGGTTGGACTGGTCTATGTCTATCACCTTACAGAACTGGCTCATCGACTTGAATTTGCTTATATCGAAGCAAGTCTTTAAGTTCATCGCAATATCATTCATAATTCTTAAAATCTGTTTAGAAATTACACAATATGCGCCACCTTTTGCAAAGATAGGTTAAATAACCAAACTTTCTTCTTGAAATGTTTGGTTATTTGTGGTTATTTTCGTACCTTTGCAAACGTTAATCAGTTACAACACTGAAAGACGAAAAAGGTGGGACGGAGTGTAAAACACCGTCTAAGCTATTTATCCACTGCAAAGATAGTCAATTAGCTTCGTTTCACCAAACTTTTTTGGTTAAATATAGTTATTTGAAGAAAAATAATGAAGATAGAGTATAATCAAGAAGATGTTCGTCGGAGGGTTGCGAAGATTATAGAGCTTGGTAATTATAAGTCCACAAGGTCGTTCTCGGCTGACGTTGGTCTTGATTGCTCAAATCTATCAAAGATGTTGAAAGGTCAAAGCAACTTCACAAAAGCCGCAATGATGGCAATATGTGGGAAGTTAAATATCGACCTACAATGGCTCGCTTACGGAAAAGGTATTGAGCCGATAATGATACATCTCGATGACGCAACCCAATTACGGATTGAAAAGGCACGACTTGAAGAACGAGTGCAGTGTCTAGAGAATGAAAAAGCATTCTTGCAAAAGATGCTTGTAAAAGAATAAAAATATAGGAGGTAAAATGGAAGAGATAGTTTTCCGTGGAAAAAACGACCAGGCAGTAACAAGTAGTTTATTGGTTGCCGAAAAGTTTGAAAAATCGCACGACAATGTGTTGAAGGCAATAAGAAAGATACTCGACGATGGTATCGTTAAAAATGACGAGACCCCAATGTTTGAGGAAACTACTTACGTGAATGAGCAGAATAGGCAAACATATCCAATGTTCTTGATGAACAGAGATGGTTTTTCGCTCTTGGTAATGGGTTTTACTGGCAAGAAAGCAATGCAGTTTAAGCTCGATTACATTAAAGCTTTCAATAATATGGAAGCAGAGATAAAATCGGCGATGAAGCCAAAAACACAGCTGGAGATTTTACAAATCTCAATTAATCAGCTTGTAGAACAAGAGCATCGCTTATCAAATGTAGAGCGTGATGTTGCTGACACCAAGAGAGAACTTGCAGAGATAAAACAGGAACGTATCGAGAATGGGAAGTTGCTTCTCGAAGCTGAGGTTTCCGAGAATAAGGTGCCCGAGATTTCAATGCGTAACAAAATTCGTCGGTTGGTTAATCAATATGCAGCTGCTACGAATACTCCTCAGAAAGACATTTGGCACGACATATATAACAATCTCTATTATGCTTATAATATAAGTATTAATAGCTACAAGGAGAAAAAGACTCAAAGTAGTCTTGATGTTGCAGAAAAGCACGGATTCCTTGGTAAAATGTTCGATATTGTCTCAAAAATGGTTAAGAGCGTCAATAATCAAAACGATTAAGTTATGGAAGAAAATTTTTTTTTTAAAAAGATAGCAGATGCTGGAAGCAATTTCTTTCACGGAATTTGGTCTTCAAGGCGTTCTTCTGTAAATAAGAATACAGAGAATGTGATGTTCGAGTCTGCTGAGGTAGGCTCTGTTTGTGACAGAATCGTGTCAGTTCGCACAACTACTATAACAGAGCAAACTGAAGGTGCAATCCCGATTGTTTATGATGCTGTTGTACTTAATATAAACGACGGTTGTGACAAAGAAATCGAAACTCTGCTTTCAAAACAAGATTGTATAGAGTTGATGGCTTACTTATCTGCTGCAACTTTCGCATTAAGGGACTAGCCTATGACACCGAAGAAAAAGATACAGATAATCCCAGTCGAGAAGATATGGCTATCGCAGCAGGAAGCTGCTGAATATCTTGGTATGGGCAAGAGCTTCATCGTGAGCCTTCGGAAAAGCGGAACGTTGCCTCATTATATGGTCGGTAACTCTGCCTTCTTCAAGAAGGAGGACATCGACAATCTGATTGAGAGTAACAGAGTGTACTAAGTAATACTTTTGGATAAAACTACATAAAATGTGTTCTGTGAACATACAATACCGCAGTGATGCGCTTCTGATTGTTTCATATGTGAAATTCTCCAGGCGTGGAGGTTAGGGCGAGTTCATACCTTTTATTTGATTCGTTTGTCACTCGCCCAAAACGGTCTCTTGGTGTAGTGGTAGCACAACTGATTTTGGTTCAGTTAGCGACGGTTCGATTCCGCAGAGACTACAAAAGAATGAAAGTGAGGAAAAGTTCTTTGAAATATTGAAAATGCACAGAAAGTATGCGTGTAGAAAGTAACATCACGAGACTAACAATCCATGACGGTGTGAAAGGACGCACGTAATTACGAAAAGACGAGTTGTTAATCCTGCCAAGCGGACAAAGCAAACCTAATATGCTTCGCTTGTTGAGGAGTCTCGCCAAATGTTGTTTTTTCGACATTTGAGTCTGATGTGCGACTGGTAGGCTTCAACGCCTAGTGGTTCGACGACTATAAGCACACAATATAACGGAATTTAGGATATGTTATGAATAATGAAAGGACAGAATGAAAGGACGGAAACGTGAAAAGGATAAATTTTCTTCTCATACAATAAAGAGGCGATTGGTGTCGTGGGAAAACATAATCGGTAATCAGTGATACCTATCTTATCACCGAAAGACGGAGGTTCGACTCCTCCATCGCCTCCAAAGTAATAAATCCCATTGGTGTTATTTCCGAGCGAGGAAAATAGTTTAGTTATATAGGTTAAATATTTATTTCGATTTTGAAGGTTATTAGTTACTAAGTTTTAAAAGGTTGTTTGTGTTTCCATTCGTTCGTGAGGATGAGTGGTTTCTGAATTTTTACGAAAAGGTGATAAAAGCCAATTCATAAAAGATTGTTTAAGATTTGTTTTTCCTCTTCGCTTGCGACAAGTGGAGAGGATTGAGGTCTCAAAGCATAAAGGTAATGCGCTTGGCGTTGGATTTTAATTGTCCGACCGAGTTACTTATGTAGCTTTCCTACCAGCCAAGAGAATGCGGCTCGATACCGCAGAGACCACGATGGAGATTACTAACCATTAGTTGAAATTTTTATTTACTGTTTTCCCTTGGTGATAGGTTGTTAAGTCAGCCTACACCAAGGTTTTTAACAGAAATACATCAAAAATAAAATGAAGATAATAAATAGTGTTAGGGTTCATCGTGACGACCTTCCGAAGCTAAGAAAACTAAAGTATTTGCAGAGGATAGACGTTAGCGAGGACGAAAAGGAAATAACGGTGCAGATTAAGGACAACTGCACGAGGGGTAGCTTGATTGCCCGAACTGGAGATTACATAGTCCAGTATGCAACTGGAGAGGTTCAAAGGTTCGGGTGTGATGCTTATTCCTCTCTAGTGAAGAATCCTTCTGAAACATCGTGCAAAGATTATTAGCGTATGGCAAGAGTAATACAACACAAGTACTTGGCACGTGATGGCACGGAGTACGACAGCAGGGAAGAATGCCAGTATCACCAGATACTCCTTGCAGACAAGAACGTCTCTTGCATACATAGGCAAGTGAAGCTGAACATCTTTCCATCCATCTATATGAGAGTGCCAAAGCAACTGAAAACAAAGGTTCGGTACGACAGAAGATTGATGGTGAGCGGTCACGGTTACAAGCCCGATTTCATCTTCTTTGAGGGAGATAAAATTATCGTCTGTGACGTGAAAAGCAATTACACGCACACCCTTCGTGAGTTCCGAATAACCGCAAAGGGAATGATAAGCAAGATTGTCGCCCACAACAGAAAACGACATCGTGGCGACCCGAAGATGGTGTTTCGAGAGGCTATCCACATCAAGAAGAACGAGTGGAAAATCATCGACTATCCACCTGACGGATGCAGCATTATAGTTTAGGCTATTCGAGCGAGAGTAGTGTTCACTTTAAAGTGAGCGTTGTTTCATTTATTGAACAACAAATTTAAGTAAATATAGTAATAACAATTAATATTATGGTGTAAAGGACACCATCCTGGTGAAAGTCCAGGCTAACTTATGGAAGTACTCGAAGGCGCACAGCCTTTGTAGTTTACTACCATCGACCCCTTAGTGGAGAGTTGTTTGATTGTTTATGATTGCTATTATTGAAAGAATTTGGCGTAGGACAGATACCTACAACGCAAACCGCAGTGAACGTCTTTCAAATTCTAAAAAGATAGGCCAATTCGTCCAGCAAGACGAATGACATTCAGCGGAGGAGGTAACACTCTTCCGCTGTCTTATTCTCGAAGTTGTTAGTTTATTTATATTCCATAGTTTAGTGAATTTCCCATAGGTGCGGTTACGACTGCATCTATATTGGAGGTCAAGTTGCTCACTGGGAAGAGCTGAAATGCAAAACACGTAAATTGTTCCTAAAGTTTGGCTGATAAAAACGTGTCGCACTGATAAATTAGGGAACGTAGCCTCCTTTTGTAAAATAGTAAATAAAGGTTGAGAAATGAAACATACAGTTGAAGATGTTAAATTGGATATTGAGCCAGAGTTTCGTATGCTTCACAATAGGGTTGGAGTGTTTAACACACACTTTCAAAATTTCGGACACTGCAATATACCAAAGGCTCAATTAATCATAGCAGACCCACCCTATAACCTTGGGGTTAATGCTTATGCAAGCAATCCTAGTTGGTATATTAACGGAGATAACAAGAACGGAGAGAGCGACCTTGCAGGAGAAGAGTTCTTTGATACAGACAAAGACTTCCGTCCTGCCGAGTTTATGCACTTCTGCTCACAGATGTTGCGACCAGAACCAAAGGAGAAAGGTAAAGCTCCTTGTATGGTTATCTTTTGTGGATGGGAACAACAATTCTATTACAAGGAATTGGGGGGGCGATATGGTTTCAAAGGCTGCATACCTTTGGTGTTCAGAAAGAATTACTCTCCACAAGTCTTGAAAGCTAATATGAAGGTTGTTGGTAATTGTGAGTATGGATTGATTCTTTATCGTGATAAACTACCAAAGTTCAACAACCACGGAGAAATGGTTATGAATTGTATGGAGTTTCCGAGAGATATGGGTATGCCAAAGAGCCATCCAACTCAGAAGCCGATTCCACTTTTGAAGCGATTGATAGGTTTGTTCACTGACCCCGACGATGTTGTTATCGACCCTACCGCAGGTAGTTGCAGTAGTATTGTTGCAGCAGCTTCGATGCAGCGTAAGGCGTATGGCTTCGAGATTAAGAAGCAAATCTATACGCAAGGAGTTGAGAACGTGAAGAGGTACGTTAGTAACGATTTATTCGAGGTGTCGCCTCAGTTAGAGAAACGAAAACAATATACACAAGCAAGTTTGTTTTAATATGGCAAAGACAATATCAATGTTTGACGATTTTCTTGACCGCAACGCAGACTTAAAGGATGCGGCAAGGAAATTCGCCGTGGATATGCTTGGCAAGGACGCAACGGAGAAAGCCATCATCAATGTTATGGTGGTGTTCACGATGGGTGCGGTGTGGCAATCAGACCAGACGGTGAAGGCATTCGAGGAAAAAGGATTTAAAGTGTAAGCATACGCACACCATCAATCGGTGCGGTAGAGCTTGGTGTGTGGCTCGACGGATTAAATGCGTAGGAACGCTGCACCGATTACTTTGTTTGGAAATACTTTTCATTTTTTCGAGTGAATATACTCACGTGCAAAGGGAGGCGTGGCGTTTACGTGAGGCGCAGGAGATTAAATAGCCTGGGACACGCCTCCCTTACTTTTAGGTTGGATTTCTTTTTTAAAAGATAACATCAGTACCTAGCCCGACAATCGACTACTGGGTGTGCTCCTTGGTCAAGAGTTGATAAGCAGTGTAAACTACTCGCAAACTTCTCACACATTCAGCAGTCAACGCCCACACCGACCGATGGTTGTTCCCTTGGGCAAGGAAAAGGATAATCATACGCAAGCATTCATTTGCTTGTTACTCTTAAAATTTGGCGGCAACCGTCGGTCATTTGGAGATAGTGTTCGAGAGCGACTGGAAGTCTCGTTACTCGCAAAGTTGGAGCGGTGTTTTACCAAAATGTCGCCGTGTACCAACTCCCTGGGGAGTGCGCCAACCGAGGAGGTTCGAATCCTCTTATCTCCACAAAATTCTTTAGGATAGGTCAAAACAGAGCCGAGGCAGTGCTGACCGACCATCAGCGATAAGTACATACCGAGTTGAATCTTTTCTACTTGCATCACTTGAAATTTGCCGACTGCCGAGGCTCATTTTTATTTTATGAGGTTGAGTATATGAAGAATTTCTTTTACATAACGTATTTGATTTGTTTAATGTTTATCGTTGTGGCGGCGGAGGCTATCAATGCCTTCTGCCACCTAACGATTGGTAAGAGACCGATAAAAATGTTTGATTTATGAGCATATTATTTTTTAGTTTCCTTGCCACCTGTCTGATATTCATCGTTGGCGCAGCGTTGGCGATGATGTTCGGGGTGGCGGATATGAAGCCAGATGAGTATGAAGCAAGCAGTCATATATCCAACAACGACAGGTGAACGATTTGAATTTAGGGGGGTAATTCTAAGACAAAATGTTTGATTACCCAACAAAACTTCGGGCGACAGGCAGACAAGGCTGTTGTCTTAAAGTTATTCGAGATATGAACAAGAAACAATTAGCGACAGAACTTTACAGAAAGGTCAGAGAAAAGCAGCTCAAAGACTTTCAGTCACGTATGCCGAGCGACAAGCAAGGACACGAGGTTACAATAAATGGTATCACCTATATTGCGGCTATCAGAAGGCTTACGCCTACAGAATGTGATAGACTGCAAGGTGTTCCCGAATGGTACGATTGGAGCGGTATTTCCGAAAGCCAACACTACAAACAAGACGGAAACGGATGGCAATGCGATACAATAAAGCATTGTTGGTCTTTCTTGCCAAAGTTTGATAGACCCATCAAGGTGTGGTCGTTGTTTGATGGTATGAGTTGTGCAAGTATCGTACTGAAGGAGTTAGGTATAGACGTTGGCTGTTTTATCAGTTCAGAGATAGACAAGCACGCAATCAAGGCAGAGAAACAGAACTTTCCTAATATGGTGCAAGTAGGTTCTGTAACCGATATTGACGTATCAGAATTGGTAAAGAAATATGGTGTACCAGATTTCATTTGCGGTGGAAGTCCTTGCCAGTCATTCAGCTTCAGCGGAAAGATGAAAGGTATGAGTACAGCGCAAGGAGAGGAGATTTACACTCTCGACCGCTACTTGGAGTTAAAATCGCAAGGTTTCGAGTTTGAGGGTCAGTCCTATCTCTTTTGGGAATATATGAGAATCCTAACGGAATTACGCAAGTTCAATCCAAATATCTATTTCTTCTTGGAGAACGTTGAAATGCTGGAGAAGTGGGAACGATGTTTATCTCACGCAATCGGTGTTCGTGGTGTACATATCAATTCAGCGTTGGTTTCCGCACAGAACAGAAAGCGTATCTATTGGAGTAATATCAAGGTTAAGGATTTGGGTTGCACAAGTTTATTTGATTTCTCAGAAGACCCTTTCGAGTTACCACGATACCAAACAGATATACCGCAGCCAAAGGATAGTGGAATTGTTATCAAGGATATTCTTCAATGTGAAGCTGGGGATAAATACTACCTTAAAGATGGTATTGTCGCACAACTTATGGAGAAAACGGATAACAGCAAACTGAAAGACTATCTCTTAGAGCCACAAGTAAGCATTGATGAAGCATTGGAGTATATGAATGCTTATTCGGAATACTCTTCATTTACAGATGAGGAAAAGCAAGAAATAGCCACGATTGGCTACGAGTTGGAGAAACAAAGGCTTCACGATAACTACTACGGAAAGGAAAAAGATATGTATGAGACAAGCTAAACTCGTAGGTATGGCTTATTCAAAGCCCTTGGAGAATTGGGGGGGTAATCTGAAATGCCCTTGTATAACAACAGGGTTAAGTCATTACTATTCACAGAAGCAACTTTATCCGATGTTGATAGATATTTATGAGAAGTCAAGTGATAGCAATACGAGGTCGTAGCGATGGTGATTGGTTTTCTTCCTCACACTTTCAGAAATTAGAGGTGAGAGGTGATAAATCATCTTCGCTTACTTCCGTATCAAAGGATAATATGATTATTGAGTTATATGAAACGTAGAATAGTTTTCTATCCAACGCTATACAAATCAGTCGTAGTTCACCCCCCCTCATACGTTAAATGCGGCACTCTAACAGCGTTTTATTCGCATGGTGTAGGTGGTTTTGATTTACGACCATTCGTTTTAGAATTGATTGAGAAATGATAGCAAATCATCAACTTGAATTGATAAAAAAACAGATAAGGGGGGGGAAGAATAAAGCAATCTGTTTGTGTGCTACCATCTATAAAGGTGGAGGCAACAATGCGGTAACTTATATAGTTGAGTTATATGAGAAGTAACACAAGACGCAGCCAGCTCGACCACGAACGCTATATGGCACACCGTGAGGAGCGACTGCAAAAGCAAAGAGAATATTACAGAGCCAACCAAGAACACTACTTGAAGTTGGCTCGCTCGTATAGATTGAAATAACATATTGTTTAATTAAATTCATAAGATTATGGCAAACGACAAGATTAAGGTAAGTGTTATTATCGACAAGCAAGCACTTATCGACAAGGCGTTTAAGGCAGCGGATACTCCTGAAGAGTTCAAGGAGGTTCGATTGATTGTAGAGGACTCTGATGAGTTCGTTCGTGACGTGGCACAGATTGAAGACGAGAAACAACGCAATGCGAGCAACGAGTTCTTTACTAATCTCGCCCTCGATATTCTGCTCTGCAAGTACAGCCAGGCTAAGATGGCTGTTCGTATTAAAGCTGAGAACGACAAAAAGGAAGAGGAAAAGGCGAAAGCCAAGAAGTCCTTCGAGGAGTTGAAGAAGAAACTCGGTGAGGACAATCCTCTTATCTCTACCTTAGGTGAAATCTTTAATTCAGAGGAGGACTAAGGTATGCGTACAAAAACAGGCTCTTGGTTCGAGACAAGAATCAAGTATCAGAAGACGCAGGAAGACGGAAGCGAGAAAATCGTAAAGGAACTTTACGTTGTGGATGCACTTTCCTGCACGGAGGCTGAATCATCAATTATTGATGAAATGTCTTGTTATATCAGCGGTGAATCGGCTGTAACAAGCGCAAAGAAAGCGACCTTTGATGAGGTTTTCTTCTCTGACAAAGACGATGATGATTTGTGGTTCAAGGCAAAGTTGCAGTTTATCACAATCGACGAGAAGAGCGATAAGGAGAAACGTACAAACGTTACCTATCTCGTACAGGCTAAGTCGTTGGCACGTGCGCTTCGCTATATTGACGAGGTTATGGGCAAAACGATGATTGATTATGATGTAGTTGGTCTTAACCTTACGAAGGTGATGGACGTATTCGAGCATCATGCGCCTTCCGACACAGAGAAGAAAGAAGCGGATGAGTAGAGTAGGACAGATTATCGCCAATATGCCCGAAAAGATGGCAAAGGCGGTTCTCCACCAACGAGAGATACACGCTTGCCTTATGGAGCTTGACAGGGACAAAGTACTAGCCCTGCAAGCGAAGAGCGTGTATCTTAACTTTCAAGAGGGCGAGGGACGAATACTTGATGCTGTCCCTCACTACTACGACCGACCCGACGGAAAGGGAGGCTCGGTAATGGTGGAGACGTATTTTCGATACATCAATAAGGTTCATTAATTCATTCTCACTATGAACAGAAGTCAGCTAAACCCATTCTACAAGCATTCCTGCCACGATTGCCTATTGCTTGGCTTGTGTGGCAACCCAAAGGCTCGTAGGTTCACAGACTACTGTTGCAGTAACTGGGAATGGAGATATGGATGAGTAAATAACAATTTAAAAATTAGAAATGACAACACAAGTTACAACACAGCAACAAAATACTGGTATGTCGTTAGGTGAGTTGATGCACTCTCCTGCCGTTGTTGGCAAACTTAACGAGGTTTGGAGTAGCCCACAGATGGCTAACAGTTTTATGAGTTCGGTTATCAGTGTAGCTAACGGAAACCCACAGCTTCGCAAGGCACAGCCAATGAGTATTATCGGTGCGGCGATGGTTGCAGCCACGATGCAGTTGCAGGTTATCCCAACGCTCGGACAGGCATATCTTATCCCTTATGGTTCTCAGTGCCAACTACAGGTTGGCTACCTAGGCATCTTGCAGCTCTGCCAGCGTAGCGGTCAGTTCAAGAAGATACTCGCTGCTCCAGTACACGAAGGTGAGTATATTTCGGGTGATGAGTTCGATGAGGACTATGTTTTCGACAAGAAGCAGAAGAAGTCTGATAAGGTTATCGGTTATATGGCTAAGTTTGAGCTTTTGAACGGTTTCACCAAGGTCGCTTACTGGGATATTGATAAGGTTAAGGCTCACGCACAGAAGTTCTCACAAGCATTCCGTGCGGGTTACAACTCACCTTGGAAATCTGATTTCGATGCTATGGCACAGAAGACTGTCTTGAAGTCCATCTTGAAGTTTGCACCTAAGTCTGTTGAAATGCAGCGAGCAATCACGTTCGACCAATCTGTAGTGAACACTAACGTTTCAGATGTTCAAGACTTGGATATTGATGCTTTCGCTCCTGAGTATGTTGATAATCTTGAAAGTGAGAAGAAAGAAAATCTCGCAGCCAAGGCAGCAGAGGCGGCTAAAGCAGAGGCGGCCGCTAAGAAGGAGGATAAGAAATGATAGTCGATAACGTTCCTCAAAGGTCGGCTGAATGGCATAAAATGCGGTTGGGGCATTTTACTGGGAGTAAGATTGCAGACTTAATGAAGTCTGGTCGCAAGAAAGACGAAATGTTTAGTGACACAGCTAAGTCGTATATCTACCAAGTGGCAGGAGAGCGTTTGTTTAACGAGGCTTTTCTTGACGATGATACCTTTCAAGACTACATTGACCAAACATCTTTCGTAACAAAGGCGATGCAGTGGGGTATTGATATGGAGGAACAGGCGAAATCTTGCTATTGTAGTCTCGAAGAGAACCAAGGCGTTGAGATAGCCGAGGTTTCTTCTTGCAAGCACGATGATATTCCTTTCTTCGCCGCTTCACCAGACGGCATCGTCTATAATCGTGAAGAACTGAAATGTATCGAGGTGAAATGTCCGAACTTGGCTACACACATGAGGTACACGGCTGAAATACACGATGGTGAGTCCCTGAAGGCCGTAAAGCCAGAATACTATTGGCAAGTGATGGCAGAAATGAGCTGCACAGGTGCTTCGTCAACAGACTTTATTTCGTACAACCCTTGGATAACGAAACCTATCCACATCGTGAATATTCCTCGAAATGAAGAGGATATTAAGTTGTTAGAACAACGTGTTATCCTCGCTAACAAATTCATCGAAGAAATAATCAATAAATAGTTCGTTCAAATGCAAATTACAGGAAACATCGTTGTGGTATGCCCATTGAAAAGCGGCGTATCGCAACAAGGCAATGAATGGCAGTCCCTTGATTTCGTGGTTGAAGTCCCTGGGCAATACCCGAAGAGAGTTGTTCTTAACTTGTTCGGGCAAGATAAAATCAATCAGCTCAATCCTCAAGTTGGAGAGCAGAATGTGACAGTTGATTTCGACATCGACGCACACGAATACAACGGAAGGTTTTTTAATCAAATCCGTGCTTGGAACATCACTCGCCAAGGACAGCAAGGTTATCAGCAACCACCGCAAGGCAATTACCAACAAGGCGGTCAGCAGTGGGGAGCGAACAATCCTGCCGCAGGGGCGCAAGCCGCAGCACAAGCGCAACAACAAGCTATGCGTAGCGCAGTGCCTAACGGTCAGCCTGCACCACCAAATGCGCAAGGTGATAGTTCAGATTTGCCTTTTTGATGCAAAGGTTGAAATGATTAAGCAAGCATTTAATTGTGTTAAGGTATGATGTACGATTTATCTAACAGCTTGGAGTTGGAATCCTTCAAACTTAGGGTAAACAAACTTAAAGAGAGCAAAAGTATGGTAGAACTGACCGAGAAGAAGGCAAGGTCTTTGAATCAGAACGCCTATTGCCATTTGGCAATATCATACTTTGCTCTTCAAATAGGTTTACCAATCCAAGAGGTAAAGGAGGTATATTTCAAGAATTATTGTAACCATGAGCTTTTTGCTCGCAAGAGATACGATAAGATTTTGAATGTGGAACGTGAATATCTTCGCTCGACAACTGAGCTTACGAAAGAAGAAATGAGCGTAGCAATAGACCGATTCTTAAATTTCGCAGCCGAACAAGGTGTTTACATCGCTCCTTCTGATGAATACATCGCATTACTACACATGCAACATGAAGTTCAACGAAATCAGAAATATTTATGACGAAAGAGATTTGGAGAGATATTCCTGGATACGAAGGAAAATATCAAGTTTCAAATATTGGGAGAGTAGTGTCGTATATAAACAACAGGAGACATCCAGCTTCGGCACATATTTTGAAACAAAAGTTATGTGGAGGGTATTTTTGTGTTGCCTTATGTAGCAAGAGTTATCGTGTTCATAGATTGGTAGCGATGGCTTTTATACCAAACCAAGAAAACAAGCCATACATAGACCACATCAATACGATACGAACAGACAACCGTGTCGAAAACCTTAGATGGTGTACGCAAAAAGAGAATGTTCACAATTCTATTTCTTATGCTAAAATGATAAAAGCAACAAGGCTTGCAAATTGCAATAGGACTGGCTCGAAAAATGCACATCATCGTCCTGTCTTTCAATATGATAAAGAAGGAAAGTTTCTAAAAAGATGGGAGTGTATTGTTGATGCAGCCAATTATGTAAGGATTAGTGATGTGTCGATAATACATAATTGTAGCGGAAAGACTAAACAAGCAGGGGGATATTTTTGGAGTTACACTTTTATGAATGTTGCACCACCCATAAAAAATAGAGGTAAGCCGATATTGCAATTACTTGACAATGGAAATTTGGTGAGAGAATGGGAATCTATAAAGAAAGCTTCTATGCACTATATGGTTAGTACTGCATCTATCAGAAGCGCATTGACAGGGAGATGTAAGCATTCTTGTGGTTACAAATGGAGATACAAAGATGTATAACGTAGAATAGTGTTTAATACAAAATTTAAGAAAATGGATTCTTTTATACTAAGCAAAGAACAATATTGTGATTTAATGAAACTTGACAGGGTAAATGCCGTAAACTTATTCCTTTACCTCCTTGCAAATGCAGACGAAAAAGGAACATTGATTGTTAGCATCCGCAAGATTTCGACCGAACTAAATATAGGTTTGTGGAGTATTAGAACGTTGCTTAAATCGTGGTATTCCGCACACAAGCTCACACACAAACTCACACACCAAGGTAGTGTTATAACAATCAGCGACATAGATAGTTATAAACATAAAGTCGTAGAGGTTCACACACAAGCTCACACACCAACTCACACGCTAAAAGAACGCAGTCATTCCTTTGGTGAAAAGCTGATTCCTTATATGGAACAATACGGTCAGAAAATGATTCGTGAGTTCTTTGATTATTGGACGGAAGCAAATGAAAATGGGCAAAAGATGCGGTTTGAGAAAGAAAAGACTTTTGATGTTTCTCGTAGGCTTGCAAGGTGGCACAAAAATAATTTAGAGAAGAAAGGCAATACTTCAAAATCCGACATCGGTGTCGTTCTTCACGATTCTCAAAATAAAGACTACAATAAAGGCTTATGGTAAATGGAAAAGATAGATTTTAAAAGCATAGTCGAAAGACTAAACGATGGCACTGGCGTTCAGTTGCCATCCACCGTTAGTATCAAGATTCCAAACGCAGAGGAAAGGCTACGTGGTGGTCTTGATTATTTCGTGAACGTATTTTCAAGAGGTGCGGTTACAAAGGCAACCTGGAACGAGGCTAACTATCGCCCTGTTGTCGATTGGATGACAGACAACCAAGGTAGAGGCTTGCTAATGATTGGTAATTGCGGTTTGGGTAAGTCTCTTATCGGAAAATATATCCTTCCGTATCTTATCCGTGATTCTTGTAGAAAGGTGGTGAATATCTTCAGTGCGCAGGAACTGAATAACAAGCCTGACGAGATATTGTCCTGCCATATTGTGTATATAGATGATATTGGAACGGAAAATATATCTAACATCTACGGGAACAAGCGCATTCCATTTATGGAGCTGTGTGATGCCGCAGAGCAAAAAGGCAAGTTGCTTATTTGTTCCACCAACCTTACTCTTGACGAGTTGGCGGATAAGTATGGAGAGCGAACGATTGATAGGTTGAGGGCTACGACAAAGGTTGTTCCGTTCGTAGGTCAATCACTAAGGAAATAGCTTATGGCTGACATAAACAAACAAGCCGACGAGTGGCTTAGAGACCACCCGAAGGCGACACCGAGGGAGATTTGGCTGGCAGGGTACTGGCAATCAACATC